AGTCCCGCCTGTAGTTCCTATTGTTAAAGTGACTGCAAAATCCCCAACGCCATTTTTACCCGCCCTATTTTCAATACTAATAGATGAAGTTGCTAATATTACAGTTTGTCCGTCCACTGTCACTGCATTTACAAGAATTAAATATTCATTTCCCCGAGCGAAAAATCCTGTATCGGTATCATCACTTAAATCAATAGACACCCCATGAAATCCGGTCGCTCCATCTAAATCTGTACCATCCGCATCTAAAAGAGTATAACCACTATCCGATGATCTTTGAGTCATGCCCCCATTTTTATATATCTCAATATCAGTTGCAAGCAACCCCGTCATAGTCACAGAAGCATTACTCGAATCAAAGGTATTCCAATAAATGTAAACAGTACCATCTACGGAAAAATCCCCGAGATACATAGGATAAACTATAGGAGCAGGCATTTATATTACCTCATCTAAACCAACTTACAATAATGGCGGCGACTGCACTAACAAAATACCAGACATATTTAGCATGTATCTTTTTATGCTCTATAGTCCAGGCTTTGATCCATTTGACATCGTTAGCCGTTTCAATGATTGTCTTATCTCGTTCTTCATCAGTCATAGAACTCAATCGCCTAAGTAGTAATCTTTTGTTTTACAAGGTTCAATCTCTATAGGTCGTCCGTACCAATCTTCCGGTCCATATATCTTTTCTTGCTCAACCTTATACTTCTCTTGAGCAAAAAGTAATTTAATAACCTCGATGTCGCCAAGAAACAAATCGGAAGGCATACTACAATTAAGTACAGGGCTAAAGCCGCCCACAAGCAAGCCTCTAACGACCCCATCCATGCTGAATACAGGCCCACCACTATTACCAGGATGAGCACCAGAGTCTGTAGTAAACGCAATTTTCCAGCCATAAGGTTCCTCCCAAGATAAACTATCCCAATCTCTATCAAGTCCACTGATGATACCGAGTGTCACATTGTTAAAATTAATTTTACCAAACGGACTACCAATAATAAATATAGATTGTCCTAATACACAATCTTTAATACTTCCGAACTTGGCGGGGGTCAATACGCCATCAAGGTCTAACTTTATGAACCCAATATCATAATCCTTATGGGAGATAGCCTGACTCGCCATGTACCCTTCGCCATTATTTAATGTCACCGTATAACTAATACCATCAACAACATGACGTGCAGTAGCTATAATATCCGGCGTTATAGCTACACCTGAGCCTTGCCACCTATCACACATAATATGTACGACACTTGGCATGACATCTTGTATAGTATTTGGAAATTTTGTAGTTACAGCAGGTCTATTAACAGCAAGGCCAAAAATCAATGCTACTATAAACAATGCAACTACAATTGTAACAATGAATGAGGCTGTAATTTCTTTTTTCATACTACTCTCCTCGGGCTACAAGTTCTTGTCGTTCTGTTTCAATAGAATCTTCTTCTTGTAAGTTACTATAATAGTCTCTATCAGTCTGGGTCATACTTCTCTTAGTTTCCTCTGAACCAATAGGATTAAATAGCCGGTTTCGCAATTCCCGAGCCTCCGCAGAAGTGAAGTTTCCAAGGGATTTGCCTATATTAAGGACATCTACGAAAACATCTTTTGGCTTCCCTAACCATTCGGCGATTACATAAACTTCGAGTTCATTATACCGAACGAGGAACAACTTACCCTTTCGCTCCCGATCATCCGCAACAAGCCGATTAAGCCACAACGATAGTTCCCCCCCAACTATCGTATGTTCATCCGATTTATAATTACTCACAAGACCTAACATTTTACTTCCCCCTCGGGTTCTTTTGGTGTAGAAGGTAAAGGAGATGCTTGAGATTCAACCCTCTGCGGAGGTGTATTTATAACTCTGATAACAGAATTAACCGTATTGAGAGATGCGAGTCCCCCACCCTTCATCGCATAATCCAAAAGAGTATTGATTAAAGTCGAACCGGATTGATTTACAATAATCTGCGGTACTTGGGCTACTTGAGCCATTTGTGCTTCTATTGACATTTTCTTCCTTTCAAAAAATGTTATTAACCTTTTCCACGAAAACTTCTTATATCTTCGTCACTAAGCCCCGCTTTCTTTAGACGAGATTCCATACTCTCTCGGGTATTACCTTTGAAATAAACATTTTCCTTGCCCTTCATCTTATTCTTCTTTTTATCCGCCAGATATTTCTTACCGGCAGGACTATGTTTCATACCCATTAATGCTCTTATAATTCTATATTTAGGCATAATTATACATCCCCTGTAAATCCAAATAATATCAAACTAAAGGCTCCATCCGTTTCCAAAATTCGGACTGGATTACTACGTCCGATTTTAATAGCTTGTGGGAAAGTCGCCATAACCGGCTGCAAAACACCAGTCGCAGTTTCTACCGCCGTTGCAAATAATCCTACAGATGGAAGCGGATTAATAGCATCATCCTCATGTTTTTTATAGAATGGAGGGCCACATTTATTAATAGCCGCCACAGCCCCCGACTGCTTACTTGGAGACCAAGCCGTTCCACTTACCGTCGATTTATAACCGTCCTCATTGGTAATCTCATAACAAAGAGTTCCAGTCCCCTCATCATTGTTCCAGGCTAAAGACAATCCTGTTTCACTGCCGTCATACTTTCGACCTAAACCCTCGTTATAATTAGCGAGAACAGTTGCCGCAGACAAAACTGCATTAGCTCCTGTATAAAACCCTATGGGGCCAACAAACAAATCATCGTTACTTTCCCCGGTACATATCATAGCACCCGCCGCATCAATAGCCCCCGTCATAGCAACAGTGGTAACAGCAGTCGCATCGGATACCCCGTCAATATACAAATTTAATCCTGTTGCAGAGGCTCGTTCTCCTACAACTGTAATCAAATGCCATCCCGCAAATACAGATGTGCCTCCGGTAATAGTAATCGAAACCGAGCTATCCTTAATTGTAAATTTGGCTAATCCTGCGGCAGTAATTTCGAGAGTATAGCCCTCTGTCCCAACCGCTGCCCGAGTAAGTAATCCTGCAACAGCCCCTGTAGCAGTAGGAACATTAACCCACATTTCAAAAGCAAAATGTCCATTCGCTCCAGCGGCTATATCCAGAAGTGACCCGCCATCAGCCGCCGTCCAGGTATCATTTGTATCAAAATAAAGACAAGACCTCCGCAGAAGCCAGAAGCCATCATCTTTGACTAATGCCCCGTCGAGTTGATAGCCGGTTATCCAATGACTGCTTGTGCCACCGGAACCATTCTTTAGAGTTGTGGATTTAGCAGTTCCGCCATTTAAGTGAACTATAGGCCACCCCGTTTCACTTTTCATAGGTCTTGTCTCTTGTGGCATTTTAATATCCTTACGTTATTAAATTAACAATTTCAAAAAGTTTTGTTGCCCCGTTTTCTTTCACCACTAATCCATATCTTTCTATTCTTTCATTAGATTTTTGTGTATAAGGAAAAAAAACCGAGTATATTCCATCACCTAATTCCTCGAATGTCTGTACATCGGATTTCGTCAAATCTGAATAAATCAAATATCCCGTTACTGTCAATCCTTCTTGGAAATTTTTGGCAGCATAGAATAATTGAAGTGTATTCTCGTGATACCGAAGTGTAATATTTACAGACATTCATTCTATTATTATCCAATCTTTGCTGGACTGTCAATCCCCGCTGTTTGAGTTTCAATGTTGCCGACTGTTTGTCCGATACTATCCAGATTGTATCCTCCGACAGAGTATTTCTGTATCACTTTCCCCTTGCCCGAACCATAGGAACACAGAATCAACCATTCTCCTTGAACATCGGGAGTAAAAGAACCATCGTAGATAGGAGCATCTGTTCTTTCTAACATAGTTACATCGGGAAAGGTTGCTATATCTTTGGCAAGAGTCTCGTCAAAGATTTCCATAGTGACAGTTTCCCCGGACTTGAAACCATCAGTATTATACTCAACATTGATTGCTACGCCTACTTCATAATCTTTTTGTCCCATCTTTATTCCCATTCAAGGAAAAAGCCGCCCCTCTCCATATCCTCAGAGAGGGACGCAATTAGATATTCAATTTTAACCGTCAGCAGTTTCAGTTACAGAAGCAGCAGCGACATACCTATGGTCACATTTAGCTCCACCAACATCATCATCTGCAATCATATAATTGTTCATACTCCAACAATTACCTATATCCAGGTCTGCGGCAAATGTTACAGCACCAACCACTATTCGGTTATCTCGAACAAAACCAGTTGATGCGGCCACGAGATTGAAAGTATCCTGACCACCGGATGTAGCGATTCTGTTATTGTATATATCACAATCGGTAATAGCGGCTCCAGAGCCAAGAATAGGAGGTCCACTATATGCACCTGTTACCCAATTATCGTGCATATTTAAGAAAGCATTAGCCCCGGTAAGTTTTATTGCTGTGACACCGGCTTGTGCTCCAGCATGGAACTGACAACCCGAAATCTCAGTAAAATCACAAACAGCATTTACCTGTAGGGCTATTGCAAATTCATCTGTTCCGGCTTCTGGCTCGCCAAATTCACAATCAATAATTCTACAGTGGTTGAATCCCGCCAGAATATCAACTCCAACAGCTACTCCATCCACAGATGCTCGGAATAAGAAGTTTTTAATGGTAACACTCGCTGCTCCTACGTCAACGACTGCACTGGCATGGTCAAAAGTAACCATAGGTTTATCTTCGCCATTGCCGTAACCAATAACAGTTACTCCAGCAGAGTCAAAGTCTAAGAAAAGACTATCGGAAATAGTCTCTTCATGTCCCGGACCAACATGAATAACATCGTTGTTGTTGGCAGTCACTACGTTGGCATTGGCATACTCGATTTTCGCCAGTGGAAAATCCCATGAAGTTCCATGAGCGGCATCATCAACTGCCTGGGCATGAGCCGAATTCACATAGACATTCTGGCCGGGTGTAGTAAGGTCGCCACCTTCCAGTAGGACCGGACGAACACTTCCACCTACAGCCATCCAAACATTGCCGTAACAATTAGTAATATTGGGCTGTAAAGCAGCAGCACGGGAAGTTGAAACCAATATATTGTCGGCAATAATTCCCGTCACAGTTAATGCAGTCTGTTCGATTTCGATACAATGAATACCTGATTGTTCATTGATGATTGTGTTTCCAGTTATCCGAATATCCTGACTGGCATTTCCGCCTGCCGGAAACTCGATAACAGCCTCATCAGAATTGACAAGGATATAGTTATTCTTAATCACAAGTCCTGCCATATCAAAGAGAACTTCAACGGCATTATCCTGATTGCCGTCAGTAGGCATATAGAATCGACAACCTTCAATTAGGACATTATCAGCTTGGCCGTCGCCGCCCCCCAGCATAATACAAGTGAGGGGAGTTGCCCCACCTTCAAGGAATTCACAGTTCCTAATTACAGTATCATCTGCGGAGGAGCTTAATTTAATCATATTCTCTTGACTTGCTATATTACACTTGAAGATGAGATTTTCAAGTACACAATCTGCAACTGTAACATCCACAAGGCCATTGGTAGCATCGGTAGTAAAGGTAAAGGTAGGTCTTGCATCACCGGAACCTTCTCCTATGATAGTGACCCCTATTACATCCACATCAAAGATTTGACCGGCAGTACCATCCATATCAGCTTCGGCATGACCCGCTGCAACATGAACAATATCTCCATTGCTACCCGTACACTTACCAATAGCATCGTCCACCAAAGAAAGAGGAGTTGCCCAACTGAGACCATCATTAGTTGCGACACCTGTCCCAGAATCCACATAAAAATGTTTCATCAGACTTGATCCGCCAGCCCCTCCTGATCCCAATATGGGCTGGGTATCAACTCCTTCATTCGGAGACCACCAATTATCAGATACCAAAACTGCCGCTGCGGTAATAGGAACCTGAGAACCCCCCGCAGGACAATGTATATGATTGCCTTTAACTACACCTGTGGTTGAACCATGAAGATCAATTACAGAAGTAACAACCGCATCCAACTGATTAAACAGATTATCTACAACTTCCGTGTCCGTAGAAACGGCTGCATCCAAGTCAATAACCGGAGCCTGCCAATCACCTCGGAAAAGGTTGTCGTAAATCTTCAATCTGGCTGTAGCACCGATGGAAAATACACAAGCTGTATTACCATCGTTTGCGGCGGTATTGAAGAACCGACAACCACGAATGGTAATATCATCAGCAGCCGTAGCCAAATTGATTTGAAGTACACATTCGAGGGCTGCACCACTATCTCGGAACTCACAGTTTTCAAGAATCAAACCATCAGCAAGGGCATTAACTTGAACCATCGCTACAGTATTAGCAAGATTATTAACAATAAGCAAATTCCTCAGAGTCACGTCTCCCGCCCTAACTTCTACAGTCGCATCCGTAGCACCAGAAAGGGTGATAGTGGGACGATTAGTTCCTGTCCCCATACCTACAATAGTGACTCCAGTTTTATCCACACAGAGTTCATCTGTCACTGTACCACTTTGATTAAGCGGGGAAGTGTCCTGAATAGCCTCTGTATGTCCGGGAGCGACATATATAATGTCTCCGGCATCGTTTGAACATCTTGAGACTGCATAGTTAATCGTCGCAAAAGGCAAGTCCCAGCTTTCACCAACGCCTGTGTCGGCTGTGTTACCGGCACTCCCATGATTGCCGTTCACGAACCATACTTGGCCGTTGGTCTGAGCGGTACTGCCTTCTGTCTGATGGCCCCGCAATCCCTGGTTATCATATTTATTAATATCCATTTTGGTAGTCTCCTAAACTTAATCTAAACTATTTTTAACTGTCGTCTGTGGTTCCCTGTAATGCGGCTCTTGCACCTTCCGCATTAGTGTACCAATTATCGATCGGAACGACTCCTGCTATTGTATAAGGATTAACCCCATCATTAGCCGCATGACTGGTATTATGACCTACAAAACCAGTTGTACTACCATGTAACACAAGGGTCTTTCCCGTTGCAGCATCGAGGTTATCAAGAACATTGTTAGCAATATAGATGTCGGAACCTGCTCCACCGGAACCATCAATCATACCGTCTGTATTAACATCGCCTCTAAACCAACAATTTGTAATTGTTAGTCTGGCAACTGTAGTAGCAACCTCTATGTTTGAGAGGGTACTCGTACCTCCACTTGTAGTGAAGAATCGGCAGTTGTTAATAGTCACTCTATCAGCACCGGTGGCAAGATTAATCTGGTGAACAGTTTCAAGTACATTAGTGCCACCATCTCGGAACTCACAATTATCCAGAGTAAGTCCATCCGAAGTTCCATCGACGGTCATTAAATTAGCAATATCTTCCAAACCTCCGGCGAAGATAATATTACTAATTGTTATATCTTGTGCCGCTGTAATAACACAAGCCGCATCTGTCGCACCATTAAATGTGAAAGTCGGTCTTGCACTATTCTTACCGATACCTATAATAGTAATACCTGCTACGTCAATAACCAATTCGTCTGTAGCAGTTCCAGATGCACTACCCGTATCCGCAATAGTCTCGGTATGATTTGGGGCCACCAAAATAACATCTCCGGCATTTGCAGTACACAAACTAATTGCATAGTTAAGGGTAGCAAGAGGTTTTACAAAGGAATGTCCATGTTCCCCATCATCTGCGTTCAATGCGTTTGTATGATTTCCATCTACAAACAAAATCTGGGATTCTGATAATACATTAACCCCTAAATTTGAAAGATAAACCATAATGTCCCAACCATATTTGTGAATAAGGTCGGAAACTTTAAGTGGATTTACTGCTGCCATTGTAATATTCTCCTAAACTTAATCTAAACTATTTCAAAAATAATTCGGAGAAGGCTCAGCTTAAAACAAACCAACAGAGAGAAAGGAAAGAAAATGACACCTTCTCCGAATATTAACTTTTTCAAAGAACCTGTTACAGCATTGTCGCCTCGGTCAAATCGGTAAATTTTACTCCACGTGGGTCTGTCGGAGCAATCAAGCAGTAATACCAGAACGGAGATTCCAGTAAATCCATCGGAGCACCGCCCGAAGAATGAGCCACTGAAAATACACCTGTAAGACCGCCAAGCGGATTGAGAAATTCAATCTCCTGGCCCATTGTAGCTTCGAGTCCACCAAGTCTCGGAGGACTATATCGTTTGATATTGTCTCCACCAAACTTACATGCGTAGAGCGTATTACTGAGACACATCGGACTCATAATCCACTCATAGGTTCGCCCACCAAACTCGTAAGAAATCTGAGACCAACCCCCCTTCATTGACAGGGCTTTTCCGGTTCGCTCATAATTCATTCTGTTATTATACAAACCGGGCTGTTCGAGCCATTTCAACTGAACACCCTGAGTTGTAATAACAGTATCCAGAGTCTCGCCCGGGTAAGCGTCCAAATATCCACCGATGTAACCATTGATTACATTATCAGTGAGGGGACCATTAATGGCTTTAACCTGAGACTTGAACTGAGGATAAACATCTAAATCAAGAGCCGCAGCCCCAGATGTTCCGCCCATAATAGTACCGGACGATTTAATCCAATCATTTATTCCCCAACTAAACTGAGGTCTGGTAGCAGTCGTATACCGAGTTGTCTTGGCGAATACAATCCAATCATCCGCAGCCGGGTCTTGGGTATAATCCCCAAATCCGGTCAAAGAACCATCAGATGAATCTATAGGTCTGACAGTTATCTTCTTACCAAGATAATCAACCGCCGAAATAATCATGTGAATATAATTGGCACTTTCATAATTTCGGACATCGGTTCCATCTGTAGCCGTACCGTCCTGCAATACTCCAGCACTATCGGCAACAAAATCAATCCGCATACTCTGACGGAAATTACTAATACGACCCTTAGTCTCATCAATAACAATATCCAAATAACCAGTGTTAGTTGAATTATCCGCTACCGAAGAAATTCTACCGATAACCTGATTCTCATTGCCCGAATCATTGGTTACAATATGAGAGAAGAAACTGGAAGCCTCATAAATAGCTTTCAATTTCGCTACGGCTTTCATATCCCGCACGACCTTCTTAATCTGAGCCGCATTCAACAAATCAGCCTGCTTCCAGGCAACGGGAATGCTAAAGTTTCCAACTACTTTATGAAGTACAAGTTCCCGCTTAATATCGCCCATGTGAGGAGATTCCACCGCACTCGGGAAAATAGACAAATTACTTGCGGCTGTTCCCTGAGCAAGCATCTCTGCCATAGTACCGGCGAAAGTGGTCATTTCCGGACCGAGAGGATCACCAGACTCAATCAGACCGGCTACTCCTGTTTCATAGAGATGTATTACTTTATAACCCCGACCAAGACCCTGCTGGCTCTTAACACCAAAAGCCGTCCTCTTAATCTTATCGAACACAGGAGCAATAACCGGTCCTATGTCGTGGATAATCATCGGCAATTCCTCACGAACTAAATTATCAAGGCTACTAATTGCTTCACTCATAATTTTTTACTCCTTAAAATAGTGAATTTTGGAGTTTCATGTATTTTATTTTCATACTTATTAAACACATCAGTCCCCAAATATTCTCGTATTAAGTCAAGGGATGAAACCTTATCAAACCATGCAATCATAGCATTGCAGGGTTTACAAATAAGACCTCGAATGACTCCTGTTTTATGGTCATGGTCAACGCACAACTTATGAGGTAAAACAGATTGACTTACCTCGCAAATAGCACAATTACCATTTTGAAACTCAAAAAGTTGTTCATACTCTTTTGTAGCCAAATGAATCCCATAAGACCTCCAATGGTATTCTTGTTGTCTGGTTGGAGAAGAACAAATACAAGCAGAACCGTCCGTTCTATGCCGCCCACAAACACTATGTTCCCAATAATAAACGGAACCATCAGAATGATACCGTTTTAACAATTGTCGAAGATGCCCGCAATCATCTATTGAACAATTACGTCTCCGATGGACAATTCCATCTGAATCATGAAAATAACTCTTTTTGATTCCAGTCCAAGTAGAAATCACATAACTCCTTAACTATACAGTTTCAGTTACGTTGAATAAATTCAACACGCTATATAGTCTGAGTTTCCAATCATCAGATTTCCGGTTATCGCATTTGCCGAGCTTCTTTAACAGCTTTCTGTAAATACCTATCGACAACATTTTGCTCATCAGTATCCTTATCGGCGGAAACTCGCTTGATTGGTTCATCGGCTTGGATTGCAGCGGAGAATCCTTCACTCGGTCCCAGGCCCAAAAAGGGGTGCTGGGTGAGTTTCTTTGGGATACCTAATTTAGTCAATCGAGCACGCACCATCTGTACGACCCCACTAACCAATTCGGCTCCAAACGGAACTCCATCTTGAATCTTCCTAAGAACATCCTCAGCTACCATATCTTTAACAGCGACGAGAACATCTTTCTCGTCCTTACCTACTATCATTTTACCAATAATCTCATCTTTGTCAACCGCTAAGTCCGATATTTCTCTAATTTCTTTCCTCGCATCGGCCACATGCCTATTTTGACTATGTTCTAAAACAGCTTTGACCTCCGCAGGGTTAGTTCCAAATACTTCCTTAAATTGAGTGCTGAAATCCGCAGTGGAATTTTTTGCCTCTTTTTCTTGCTCGGCAGGTTCCTCTTTGAGATACTGCATAAACTCAGCCGGATCAACTTCCAACAAACCAGCCAATTCTTTAACATCAGCTTCGGAAGGTTTATCCGCCGCATTTATAGTTTTCATAAGGGATTCCACCCGAACCCCACGTTCTGCGGTTTTAGTGGCAGTTGCAGCCTCCTGGAAACGCTTATCTGCCCCAGCCGATTTAGTCGCAAGTGTTTTCAACTCATCAATGGTTAAATTCCGCTCCTCACCATCCACTGTAATAGCATGAGTCGTAACTTTTGGCTCTGTTTTTGGTTCGGTCTTAGGTTCAGTTTTCGGCTCTATAACCGGCTCTGTTTTAGGTTCTGTTTCTGCCATATTTTTTTCCCTTCAAATTAGTATTGTGGTGTTTCTCCTCCACCCTGCGGAGGTTGCATTTCAAGCTCTGCGGCATCTTCCGGTTGGAGCATTTCTTCTGGTAATTCCCCCAACCCTACTTTATGTTCTTCATAATGTTCTATAAAAGCATCCCTAACTTCCTGAGAGGCAGCGTAGAACTCAGGCCGAGCCATAAAAGCATCGAGAACACTTAAATGAACTAAGTGCATATCTCTCTCTGCTACAATGACTTTACCTGGTTTTTCCCCATCGCCGAACAGAGATAGGTTTTCAAGTTTAGACCGGCGATAATTCTGCCAAGCCACTTCATTTCCAACTGCGGAATCTAACCCTAATTCCCGCACCTTGAAACTATATTCATCAAGTGTAATTCGACCTTTATCAAGAGCTTCTTTTAATTCCAACTTCTGTTGCTCTTTTGATATAGGAACTTCGGATGCTATATTTATATTAACCTCATCCGGAGATGGAATTGCATTTTGGGCTAAACTAATTTCACCTGTTGAAGAATCCAAGACTATTCCCGCCAAAGAATCATCGAGATTATTAATGCTAACTACCTTACTGGCAGGCCAAATAGCCTTACTGATACCGAGCATAGCCCGATAAACCCCAGATACAGCAACCGCAACATTTTTAGCGGTAGGTGACAAAGGAATATTACTTGTCTCATATAGGAATCCCAATCCAGAAGCCGAATCAACTCTACCAGGAGCACCTCCCTTTAACATTTCCGTAGGTTGATTAGCACTATCATTCATTATACTAATTGCCAATGTAGCCGCCTCAATTTGAGGTTTTGTCAATCTCGCAGGTTCTATATTAAAAGGCTTCAATTCCGGAGTTGTATAATCAGGCTCATAAGTTATCCGCTTAACACCATCCTGCCCCCTATGAGCATCAGGCGGAGTACCAAGAGAAGCAGGCCACATCATCAACCCATACAAATCATAATCCGATATTGTCTGGAAAAGACTACTAAGACTGTATTCTGCCTCAGTATTTAAGGGCAACAACTGATCTACAAAAGACCTACCATAAAAACCACCTACAGTAACATCTCTCGCCACCCGTATAGGCATGTGGAACCGTTCATTGGAGTGGTCATAACGATGCAGTTGCCTCAACCTATTATAAGACCCTGCCAAAATAAGATATTCAGCTAAATACCCATCCGAAGTCTCGGTCCAAACTTCAACCAATAATGTCACATCCGTTTGTGTTTTATCTTTTTTGTTTTTTCTCCCCGCCCATTGAGTCTCTACCTGACTATTACTGGTTGCACTTCTAACAAAGAATCCCCCCCCAACAGTAGTCAAGGAAGCCGTCCCCTGAAATTTAGATGTTGCATCCGCAGGTAAATCCCCAAACGGAACCTTAAAATCATCCATCCCTTTATAAACTTTTTTACCGGCACCGGGAGTTATTGTTAAACTTTTAACCCAATCAGTCGGTACATATCTTACCCTAATCAATCCCCGCACATCAGTAGGAGCGGAAACATCAATCGGAATAGGAATCAATTCCCAAGGAGGAATAGTCTCAATTCCAACACTATCTGGCCCTTCAACCCATAACCCAAATCCAATAGTCCCATACTGTAGCAACATCGGAAAAGCATTCAACGCTAATGAAGCTACTTTCTCCTGTGGAAACATCGAATCCAGTACAACCTGGGCCGTACTCGCCTTTCTCAAACCATCAAGACTTTGCCCCCTCCTCGATACAGCAGGGGCCATATTAATAGAAAGTAATCTCCCCAACTGAGATTGATACTTTGCAATAATCCCCTCATACCTGAATTTAAGCACCCCAGCCTCATTCAAATAAGAGGCATTCAATGTCCCATCCCCGTAGTTAATATTAGTAAAATTCCTAAGCCCTCGCATATAGAAATGATTAATATACCAATTTATACTAATCGGATTCATCCTTGAACGCCCCGAGGTTACGAGATATTGAAATATCTCCTCCACTTGAGGTTTATTAGCCGGGGTATCTTTTGGTAATACGAATTTATAGGCGATGGTTAATTACCTCCAACTTCGAGGGTGTAATTACTATTTGCAGGTTTTTTATCTTTTTTCTTACCAGATGCAATGCCTTTAAGATTCTTCTGCGGAGGTTTCTGACTTGCAACCAAAGCTCGTAGTAGTTCTGGTTTAGCACTCTTTTCTCCGGCTACAAGTATCATAAGTTGCTTATTGGTTTCGGTAATTCTCGTAACGGATAAAAGGATAACCATTAAAAGGACAACTACAAAAAGTATGAGCAATCCAGTAAAAATACTAAAAAATAAAATTATTGGATTCATATTCTTCCTTTCTTCATATTATCTTAATTATACCACAGAATCAATTCTTGTCAATGGAAAATTCAAATAGGCAAAATCGCCATATTCTTCCGTAGCGGCTTCATCATAAGCTAAAGCATATTGTCCTTGAGTAAGTTTAATCTTTTTCAGCTTTTTTTACCTTTTTAACATAAAAATCAATGCCCCATTTGAATCCAGCATCCTCCAAATCCTGCTTAAAGCTCATCATATCTCCAACTGTAAATTTTCGACCAGACCGCAACCAAGCTCCAATCAAATCATTATAATCCAACTCTCCATTTTCCAGATTACCTGTTTTCTGAAAAGCCTCAAAGCATTCCCCGGTTTTATCCACGAAAAGATAATATTGTTCATTTTCCATCATTTCCCCTTTTTAATTTCCCACTATACCGAATATCCTATGTAGGAAACTTATTGTTTTCCTTTCTAATCAACTATGTTGCACCTCTAACTCTTTTTTTGGGACTAAGATTCTATCCTTTCCGTCATAATAGGGAGTAGAAGTCTTAACACGAGTAACAAACGCAGTATCTGCATTTGTATTATGCACGAATCTATAAAATTCCCCTCCAAGTAGCCTCGGTTTTTTAATCCCACACATAACATCCTCGTATTTACCATGAGGTTTAACGAAAACAATATTCCCTTTTTTCATTTTTCATCCTTTCTATCCTACTATATTTCTGTTGCCCCGCACTATGCGGCGATCATTTGGATTAATAATTGATTTACGACTTCTATGGCTCAAGATGTCGAGCATTTCACCAGTCACCTCCGCAGTATTAACTCCAGATAAAAGGGGCATCCCTCGAACTAAAGGTAAGTTCTTGCGAATCCGTTCCAACAATCCGGGCTTACCGGTTTCCCGAGTAAATTTCCCCCCTCGATTCTTAACCACATACTGACACATGGATAGCGTGTCGATAACATCATCATGAGGTAATAAGGCCAAGTCCGGGGTGAAATCCTCAGTCTGATTATATAGTTGGTCAAAAGGCCACTTCCCCGCAAGGTGAGCGGGATATTTAATTCTGCCGGGGCGGTATCGCCATTCTAACCCACATATACGTTGCCCCTTAGTAACCTTAGATGGGTAGGTAATTGGGAATACTCTGGCTCTCCAGGGATGAGATGTTTTATTCTCCATCTCCTCAATATATTCCTGAACAGCTTCGGCAAAACTCATCTGAATACTCACTGCTTCTATTCCGAGAACTCTCGGTCGCCAAGCCAAGCCTTTTTCATATATCAACCGAAGCAAGGTAGCATCTTTAGCCCGTCCAAGCCATACATCTAAAATCCACAGGGTATTGTTTGTATCAAATCCAAGAATGGCTATGCAGGAATAATCGTTATATTGTGATAGTCCCTGCCCATAATCAAAGAGCAAGATTCGATACATAGGAGCGACAAGTTCATTATATGGTTTTTCAAAATCCTTATATACTCGCCGCCCAGGTTCCATAAACCGCTCAGACCATTTTATAAGGCCGGTATGAACTAATGGATTATTCCAATCAAATTCCCCCTCTACAGTATATTCATTCTTGCGAGGATCAATAACTAAAATTCGTTCCTGATCTGAAACAGGCTCATTACAATATTCAGATGCAAAAGCCGAAGGTCCAATTTCCCCCCTACGAGCTTCGAGAACTTCCTGTGACCATTTCTCCGGCCACAACACATAAACCTTTTTGGAATCCTCTTTATCGTAGGCTATAGCCTTCAAAACTTTACGATTCCAATAATCAAATCGAGGGTCGTCCCCAGTAGTCGCATGGTATAGAAAAGACCTTCTATTAATAAGTGTCCCCACCCAGTAAATAGAGGAACCGGACTCAAGCATAGGAATAATCTGCCGGAAAAGAATCACCTCAAATTTCTCTACGACAGCTTGAGCGGCGGCCTGCGACTCGGAATCCGGATCATTTTCAGGATCATCAAGGAGATATAATTGAGGGCGGCCTCCTCTTTTTTTTCCCATCACACTTTGCCCACTTATAACAGCCCCATTTCGCAAAGTAAGATGGTGATGATTCCAAATAGCCCTACCCCTCTTTGGTTTTACTACCCCAAAATCTTTAAGGATTAATTCATTTTCTATAAGTTGTGGGATTAATTTATCAAACCGGATTTCAACTTGCCTATCAGTGGATAATCCGAGAGCTATTTCATAATGAGGCCGAGTCAAGGATAATAAAAGAGGAATCTCAAGACCAATAACAGTAGATTTCGCAGACCCCCTCGGAGCAGCGGTGGCATTTCTCGCATGTTCCCCGAGGTCATAAACCATATCAGCATGGAACTCCGGACTTTCTTCAAAACCATTTTTATAAAAGAGTTTCCCTGCCCCCCCTAAATACACTCTGCGGAAGAAATCCCAAGCCACCACCAAATCATAAGCAGTTGTCTGATTATGAAGCACAGCCAACCTCGCCTGCTTCTGTCCATCCTCAGAAAGTTCATTATAGTCGGATGGGAGGGGCCAAATATCATAAGGTCTTTGTATCTTCGTTTTTCAATTCCTTTAATGTTGGGAGAGTTCGGATGCAATCGAAAAAGGCGATGGTAGTTGCTATTGAAGCACACCAAGCGGGATTGCCTACATTCGTTCCCATAATAATTTTCAGACTCGGCCAGATTCCTTCAAGATACCCCAGTGTTTTAAGAATAGCAAAAACCATATCGGGAACATTAGCCCTATCCTTAAAATCCCAAGTGGTCGTAGATGGCGTGACTAATGGCTGAGAACATAACATAACAATGTGCATCGCTACAGCCGAGGGTACAAACCCATTCGACAAGACATACTCCTTGAGGGCTACGAGGTCTTTATCCTCCGCAGGTTTAGAGGTACATATACCACAATCAGGACAGTCTATGGAGTGGTCTTTGATATGTTTAGCAAGGGCAATCATATCAACCTTTTTCTGCGGAGTTTCTATTTTTGGGATGCCGAGTTTGTCGGCAGTCTCGTTGTAGCGTTCGATATGATTAACAGAACGTGCGGCGACAGATATACACATTGCACATCTTTTATTATCATCTAACGCATCCTTGTTCCCATAAAAAGTACCACAACTTATACAAGTATAATCAGATTTTGGAGGATTATCCTTCTCCTGCGGAGGAGATTCTGCTTCTTTAATTAAATTGTCAATTTCAACCTTATCTTCTGGAGTAGGACAGATGTGACCTATAAGCTCCGTTTTGTACCTAAAATTAATTTCACACTGACTGCACCGATAATTAACTTTCTGCGGAGGAGATTCCTGGGAAGAGGTCTCGGTCGCAGGTGGGAGGTCTGGTTTTGATACAGGGGTTTTCACCTGTTGTGTTTGAGGAACTATCGTGTTTCCTATTATCGTCGGTTCCATCGGTTCGCTGTCCAGAAGTCTCTCCTCCGTCTGCTGGTTCAGAGCCTCCAAGTCCTGCGGAATCGACAGGTCTCGGAGTTCCTGCTTGCTCTGTTCCGACATCTTCGACGGGGAAAGCTTCTCGGGTGTCTGTGTTCTGTCGCCTATCGCATTCTCTATTGGATTCGTTTTTTTCTTTTTCGATTTGCTCATCTTGTGCTTCCTTAATTTCAGTGGATTCTATTTTCTTAACGGGATTAAGCATCCCAGCTATACGTTTTGCATGGAAGGTTGTCTGACCCCCCATTTGATTAGGAACTGTTTGAGAGACATTCGCTATATATCCGGATGTCTCGGCAGCTTCTCGGAGTAGCTCTCTCAAATGTTTTATTGCCTTGAATTTAATTGAAAGATTGGCATTTTGGCGAGCCATAGCCACTGTTTCGCTTATTTCAAGACTATATGACCACCCAAGACTTTTGAATAAATTTACGATTATAGCTGGGTCATTAAAACTTGTTATGGCAGCAAGTATATCATCAGGATTAGATTTTTCTGATTTTGTTATGTCAGAATTGCTCATACATGTCCCCACGTTTTACCTTTTATAATTTTACAAATAGTGGACGGGTCAACGTCAAACTGCCAAGCAATATCTTTCAACGAAAACTTTGCAACATTCCGTAAATATCGAATTACTTTAATTTTATAATTGGTTAATTTAGACATTCCACATTTTTCACCTTGGGTATCTACTCGTGTTCCATGTCGAATAGTATCAAATGCGTTCTCACTACGAGTACCCCAACAAAGATTATCTAATCGATTGGCTGTTCGGATACCATCCAAGTGCCGACATTCCATACCTTCTGGACATGGCCCGACGTAGGTTTCTAATACGAGTCGGTGAACACTACAAGTATGCCTACAAGAGTCAACCGTTAAAACAACATTACAATACCCATGATTATTAATAGCATGTTTTAGCCAAAAGCCCCGTCGTTTACGTCCCAAAGAGTTTTTTCTCGGGATACTCCAAATCCGCCCGTCTTTAGTAATAAAGTAGTTAGGAAATCCCGGGATAGGTTTCATTTTGGTTCCTTTCGGGATTTAGCATTATCGGCGGAGATGAGCTTTTTTATCATACTATTATCTCTGCCGCTGGCAGCCGCCATTTCAGCAAGTATTTGAGGAGTAGAAGCCTCTTTAAGAATATCCTCAGTGACTTCTACAAGGTAATTTTCATCTTCACGCAAATCATCTCGCTTTTTACCTTTTGACCCGGGGAAAAGGAATCCCGGAGAGCCGGGGCGGGACAGGACGAACATAATGCGGTTGAAAGTCTGGAGACTGAAAAATATATCATTTCCAATGTGCATAGGTTTAATATGAAGAACATGAAGATATTTCAATGCAACACGGTGAGATATACCGAAAGTGGTTTCGAGATGTTTTATCTCAACAAGTTCGGTCCCACCAAAATCAAAAGTTTTAGGTAAATCAAGACCCATTTTGTTTTTTCCTAAAATAAATTGCAACTCTTGGCAGATGGTAAGGTCGATTGCCAATAAAAACCCGCTTCTCTACGAAATATTTTTCCGGGTTTGGATTTGGCATTACAAATTTATGATATACAATTAATAATCCATTTTCACTTAATAGTTTATCACATTCCGCAGTCCAAATTTTATATTTAAGAGGGGGAGTATCATATAAATCTTTTGCCTCTTGTGAAGAATAGGGTGGGTCGGCAAGAATGACTTCAAATTGTTGGTGTACGGAATCTGCCAATTTATGAGCATCACAGATACAATCTGGATTTACCTCAGAATTTATATCAACTCGAAATCCTTGTTTATTTGTCCCACAGAATAAATTAAGTATTTTAATATCATCCTTACCTAACAAATCTCTTGCTAACCCTAATAACCATTCTTCACAATATAATGGCATACTACCTTTATAGTAAGGAGGTTTCGGACGAGGTAAAAACCAAGCTAAATTCTTTTGCTGTGTTTCAGATTCCCAAGGCTTTTTATTTTTCATTTTTAGATTTCCTTACTATCGAGGGATAATAGAAACCACATTTAGGACATGGTACTACAACAGAAGCTCGAACACCGCTCCAACCACATTTACATTTGACTTTATATTTTGGTCGCCAATTTCTACCCATTAGTATGTCCTATCTTTGGTTTTTTGGAATCCTTTTTATGCGAGCATCTTGTTCGAGACGGTGTAAATCACATAGTACCTCAGCAACATTGACATATTCACTATATTTAGAGATTTCTCTATATTTGGATTCTAATTTTTTTATTTCTGTAATCATACGGTTCCTTTCTATCTGCAATCTTTATTATACCATAGTGCCATAGTTGAGTCAAGGGCTTTTTGTAGTATTTTCAATTATTTTTTCGGTGATAGCTTCAATCACATTAACTGTTACGGCGTTTCCAAGGCACTTGTATCGTTGGGTATCAGAGATTCCTTCTGTCCATCCATCCGGGAATCCCTGGAGTCGTTCACATTCTGTTGGAGTGAGTCGGCGAATATTGTCTCCGATTTTATAACTATCCCAATTTTGCCGACTACTATATGGCGAACCTATACCACCTGAACGCACTGTTTTTGATATTTCGTATAATCCTGTTTTACCACCTTGTCCACCAGCATTACCAGCCAATGTTTGACTTATGCCTTCTGTGGAATAAATCCTTTGTCCCTGCGAGAAATTTCTACTATATGATTTACCATTGTCTAACCATTTTTCTCTGGCTGAAATAACTCCCCCACAGTATTTAAGATTGCCTTGACTGCCTTCCCCGATAGGAAATACTTGGAGGCGACTTGTTCCTCTAAGATGTCCGATAATGAACACTCGTTCCCGGTTCTGGGGGACACCGAAGTTTTTACTGTTAAGCACTTGCCACTGGAGGTCATACCCAAGTTCATCCAACGTATTGAGGATAGTTCCGAAGGTTCGGCCTTTGTCGTGAGATAAAAGCCCCTTAACGTTTTCAAGAAATAGAAGGCGTGGCTGTTTTTCCTGTGCAGCCCTAACGATTTCAAAAAAGAGTGTGCCTCTGGTATCTGAGAAGCCACCTCGCTTTCCGGCAATAGAAAAGGATTGGCAAGGAAACCCTCCACAAAGTATTTCAAAATCCGAGACATCTGACCATTTGATATTTGAGACATTTCCATACTCCTTATGTTTTGGGAAGTGTTTTTTGTAGATTTGGATGGCATACTTGTCGATTTCGGAGAAACCAACACAAAATGGTTCTGGTGAAAATTCTGGTCGCTCAGGGTTGGACATATTTTTGAGAATCCCCCTTTGTTGTACCCCCTCGGGCGATGAACCATCACAAGTCGAGGATGATTGTCCACTATGTCGCAAGTTCCTTCTGGTTTCATTATTGAATATCCTTGAATCTCCGACTTCTTTTTGTCGTTCCGATGTGCTCGGAATTTGTTTGGAAGCTCTTTGTATTCCATGTTCAAATCCTCCTATTCCACTGAATAAAGAAAAATATTTCATTTTTTAGTTCCTTCGATAAATTCTATTAGTTTTTTTATTTCGGATTCAATGTGGCGAACCTCCGCAGGGGTTGGGTTTAAGGTGGCGATTTCGGAGATGATGATTTTATCCTTACAGATGAAATCACTAAAGTCGATAACCTTAAAATCAGATGGTTTGTGGGTTGCAATTTTATTTCTCCCGCAATTCTGGGTCAATTCCAAAGTTTATGAGGTGGTTGTATTTTTTCATCTTGCGGAGGTTCCTTTCTTTGATAATAGAGGGCTGTTGGTTAGTAGGGTTAATAGGAGGGATTGGGGAAATTCGTGGATTGTGAGATGGTAGGTGAGGCGGGAGTTTCCCCGGTAGAGGTAGATTTGGGTTGTGTCGTGGGAAATGAGCAGGATGTCGCCAAACTCTATGG